CATTTCTCAAGTAGCTAATAACTTAGTGTTTGAACAAAACACAATTGCTACAAGAAACCAATTCTTAAGCCAAGTTAACCCATACCTAGAATCAGTTCAACAACGTCAAGGTTTATATGCGTTTAGAGTAATTATGGATGATTCCAATAACACTCCAGACGTAATCGATAGAAACCAAATGATTGGTCAAATCTATCTACAGCCAACTAAGACTGCTGAATTCATCTATCTAGACTTCAACATCTTACCAACTGGAGCTACATTCCCAGCATAAGAGTTGTAATTGATAATATTTATAATAAAATAAATAATATAGCAAAATGGCAGTATTAGACCCAAACGAAATATTTTTCACAGCTTTTGAACCAAAGCAGACTAACCGATTCATCATGTATATTGATGGTATCCCTGCTTATGAGATCAAAGGTGTAAGCGCTGTAAACCTAGCCCAAACTTCAGTAGCTCTTAATCACATTAACGTTCAACGTTACGTTAAGGGTAAAACAACTTGGGGTCCTATAAGCTTTACACTATTCGATCCTATCACCCCTTCAGGTGCTCAAGCTGTAATGGAATGGGTTCGTTTACACCACGAATCAGTAACTGGTAGAGATGGTTATTCAGACTTCTACAAGAAAGACTTAACTTTTGACGTATTAGGACCTGTTGGCGATATCGTATCAGAATGGGTTATTAAAGGTGCTTTAATTACTTCAGCTACTTTTGGTGATTACAACTGGGATGATGATGGCGTTGCTGTTAATATCTCAATGGAAGTACAACCAGACTACTGTGTATTAAACTTCTAATAGAAATTTTAATAAAATTAAATTTGAGCTTGGTTTTGCCAAGCTCTTTTTTTACATTATATTTATTATAGACAATACTAGTTATAAATAAAAAATTTATGAGCGAATTTAAAATAGCTACTGAAATAGTAGAACTACCTTCAAAAGGTTTATTATATCCTGAAGGGCATCCTTTAGCAGAAGGAAAAATAGAAATGAAATATATGACTGCTAGAGAGGAAGATATCCTAACTAATCAATCTTATATTAAGCAAGGTACGGTATTAGACAAACTGTTGCAATCTTTAATTGTTACTAAGTTTGATTACGATGACTTACTTATTGGAGATAAAAATGCTTTATTTGTAGCAGCTCGCATTTTAGGTTATGGAGGTAACTACTCTTTTGAATTAGGAGATAAAACTCATACTGTAGATTTAGCTACTCTAGAAAATAAATCTTTTGATGAATCTTTAATTACAAAAGGAACTAATGAATTTTCTTATACTCTTCCTCATTCAGGAAATAAAGTTACATTTAAAGTTTTAACCTCAGGAGACGAAAGAAAAATAGATAAGGAACTAGAAGGTCTTAAAAAAATTAGTAAAGATCAATCTCCTGAATTAACTACTAGATTAAAACACGTTATTACCTCAATTGAAGGAAACAGAGAAGAAAAAACAGTAAGAAATTTTGTTGATAATCATCTTTTGGCCAGAGACTCCAGAGCCCTAAGAGAATATATCAAACAAGTTCAACCTGATATTGATTTAAGATACACTTTAGATAGCGGTGAGGAGGTCGCTATCCCAATTGGACTTAGCTTTTTTTGGCCTGACCTCTGAGAGCGCTCCGCAATTAAGAATGAATTTATTTACTCAAATCCATGAAATAGTATTTCATGGTAAGGGTGGATATAGTTGGGGAACAGTTTATGACATGCCTATTTGGCTACGTAGATTTACTTATAAACAAATCCAGGATTATTTTATTAAAATAAATAATCAAGGTAATGAAGATAATGTTCAAAAATCTATTAATGCTATGAAGTCTGTAGGAGCTACTAAAGATAAATCTCCTATAGGAAAAATCGCACCCCCCACTTATGTTACGAAGGCATCAAAAAAATGATGCCTTCTAATATTTATAATAAATACTCTTTATAAATGGCATCACCAAACGACGAATTAAATAAAGCTAGGAAAACTACTAAGGAGTTTGCTAAGGATCTTTCTTTAGTACAAGACGCTTTTGCTAACATAGCTGAAGCCATTAAAGAAGGCTTAGCAGACGCTATTGATTCAGCTCAAGGTTTAGATGATGTTGGTAAAAGAGTTCAAAAATCTTTTGGTAGTGAATTAGTTAACAGTTTAAAAAAACTAACTACAAGTTTAGACACTCAGGTTTCTTTACAAGAAAAACTTAATAAAGGTCAAAATATTGCTAAGGCGTTAGCTAAAGAAAGGGAAAGAGCTACTACTGTAGAAAGTACTCTCCGTCAAAGAATCTTAATTCTTGCCCAAAATGATGTTAAATTACAAGGAGAACTTCTTAAAAATTTAGATGACCAATTTTAGATACATTTGATAAATCTGGCAATTTAAGTAGTATCTTAGATATAGATGGAGCTACGGCTAAAACCAATAGATTTGCTAATGTTATGGGTAAACGACAGGGCAATCCTGTATCATCTATTAAACAGGCCGGTTATTTTGCTAAACAATTAGGTACTAATTTACTTTCTTCTGTTAAAGCTGTAGATCCTTTATCTTTAGCTCTTCAACAAGTAGTTCAAGCCGCAATGAAACTTGACAATATGTCAGGTGATACTGCAAAAAGCTTTAACATGTCTTATTCTGAGGCAGTAGCTTTAAATGGTGAATTAAATAGAACAGCTAATTTATCAGGTGATGCCGCAGTTAATACTAAAGGGTTAAATGAAAGTTTAATAGCTGTAGGTAATTCTTTAGGTTCAAATGCTAAATTAAACGAACAAGATTTAGTTACTTTTACTAAATTAAGAGAGCAAGCAGGGTTTACTAATGACGAATTAGCAGGTATTCAAAAACTTTCCTTAACTAATGGTAAAAGTTTAGAAGATAATACTGAAGCTATTTTAGGAGGAGCTAAAGCATATGCCTCTCAAAATAAATTATTAATTAATGAAAAAACAGTTTTAAGAGATATAAGCAAAGCATCAGCTTCTCTTAAACTTTCATTAGGAGGTAGTGCTGATGCTCTAGCTCGTTCGGCGGTTCAAGCAAGACAATTTGGTATTTCTTTAGAACAATCTGAAAAAATAGCAAGTAGTTTATTAGATTTCGAATCTTCTATATCATCTGAATTAGAAGCCGAATTATTAACCGGTAAAAATCTTAATTTAGAACAAGCTCGTTTATTAGCTTTAAATGGTGATGCCGCGGGTGCTGCTGCTGAAATAGCTAAACAAGTAGGAACCTCAGCAGATTTTGCTAAAATGAACGTTATCCAGCAAGAAGCCGTAGCTAAAGCCGCTGGTATGACTCGAGATGAATTAGCTGAATCCTTAATAGAAAGAGAATCATTAGCTAAACTATCTGCTAAAGAAGGTGAAACCCAACAACAAGCTTTTGATAGATTAGTTAAAGAAGTAGGTCTAGAGGAAGCTAAAAAACGTTTAGGTAACGAACAACTAGCTACCCAATTCCAACAACAATCAGTTCAAGAAAGATTTAATCAATCTATAATTAAACTTCAAGAACTATTTGTAGGATTAGCTGAACCAGTTTTAGCTATACTAGATCCTTTTATGCAATTAGCTCAAACTATACTTCCATTAATTAATGTTGTATTACAACCTACTTTAAGTATTTTGAAATCCATAGGTGAAGTAGTTCGTGTATATATAGCCCAACCTTTAGAAGGACTTAAAGGAACTTTTAAAGGTATTATGTCTATATTAAATGGAGATGTTATAGCAGGTTTTAAACAAATTGGTACTTCTTTACTCCATATTTTCCTAACCCCGTTCCAAGCAATTACTAGTGGAGCAGTTAAACTTATTAATGAGTTTATCGCTATAGCCAATAAAATCCCAGGTGTAGATATAGGGGAAATGTCAACCCCAAATCTAACCAATGCAATAGCGGGTGAAGGAGCTATGGCATTTGCTGAGGGGGGTATTGTAACTAAACCTGTTAAAGGTTTAGTAGGTGAAGCCGGTCCTGAAGCTATTATTCCACTAGATAAACTTATGGCCGAATTTAAAGAAATGAGAGCTATTTTAACCCAAATCGCTAACAAAGAAGGAGTAGTTTATTTAGACGGTACTAAAGTAGGTACAGCTATGGCTATGGGTACTTATAAGACTCAATAATTTTTAATATTTATAAATAAAAACAATGGGAATATTAACTAAACTTTTAAACCAAGGATCGGTATTAACTGCCTATGATGGTAAAACCCCATCTAAATCAAGTGCTACTATACCTTTAAATCCTGAAACTTTACTCCAATCTCAATTGGATTTAGATGGTAAAACTCCATCTAAGTATTTAGACAATCCTCCAGGATAATATAAATGCCTCTAATAAATTTAAGAACCGACCTTAAAAGCCTCAGGTACGGTCAAGATACTCCTGGGGGAGGGTATAGTGGGCAACCCTATATCCAGGCTAAGATTCCAGATGGTTGGACATCAAGATCCCCTGATTTTCTTTTAAGAAATGGTTATTTAGCCCCATCGGATTCTTTAACGGATATTAAAAGATTAGCTAAAATGTTTGGTGACTTAAAGTCACCTAATGGTATTTTATTTACAGCTAAACAAGAAATTTTATCTAATTCTAATGTAAGAACCCAAGCAGGGGGTATTTTAAATCAAGGAGTTTATACTCCTTTATCTACTTTAGCCCAAGCAGGTTTAGTTGCTTTTGGGGGCCATTTAAACAAACAAGGAATAGATCCTACAGGCTTATCACCCCTATCATTAAGAACATACTCAGATGTAGTAAATCCCGAATTAGGAGCGGCTTTTAGCATTAAACCTATTAATAATAACCGCCTAGTAAGATTAGCTGATAAAAAAATTAAAGGAAATTATGTAGGAAACGTAGGTGTTTCTTTAGTAGATAATAGTATTTCTCTTTTATCTGACGATATTTTAACTTATAGAGGAGGTCCTGGTTCTATTTTAGGTGTAGGTAATACTAATATTAGATTTGCTGATCAAAGAACAGGTCTTAATAATCCTTTAGTAAATACTGATCCTGATTACTTTTATGGGAGAAATACTAAACAATTTACCCCAGGGGCTTATTTAAAACTTATAGGGGGTGCCGTAGAAGACAAGGGAGTATCAGGTAAATATGTTAGATTAACAAATACTCGTTTAGTTAATGCTTTTAACGATCAAGGTAAACCTGTAGGTGATTATTTTCATAATGTATATGAACCCGCAATTGAAGGTAATACTTGGCCTAAAAATACTCCATTAATATACGCTAATAATACTTTTACTTATACCCAAGAAGATATAATCCAAAGTGAGGTAAATTTACCCTCTGGTAACCATTTATCCCCTAAAATTCAGGATTTTAGAAAAGTATTAAGAGACAGTTTAGGTGTAAATAGTGTAGAAGCAATAAGAGCTACAACATTAGGAGCCACACCACTTACCCCAGACTATTCAGGACCCGAAAATAAAAGTCTTGAAAAAAGAGTTAATATAGGAAGCAAAGATGGTTTGGGCCCCGGTTCAAGAGCAAACAAATCATATGCTTCATATACTTCAGGTGTTATAGGTGCTAATAATGAACCCGTAGGAGCTCAAGATTTAATTAATGCTTTACCAATTTATAAAAGTGGAGGAGTAGACCGTAGTCTTCCTATAAATGATCTAGTTAAATTTAGAATTGCTGCTATTGATGGTAACAGTCCTAATTTTAAAACATTTATGCACTTTAGAGCATTTATTGATAGTTTTAGTGATTCATACAATGCTAGTTGGGGTAGTGTAAGATATTTAGGTAGAGGTGAAAACTTTTATAATTACAATGGATTTGATAGAACAATTTCATTATCTTTCACTGTTGCGGCTCAATCAAAACCGGAACTTATTCCAATGTATAAAAAGCTTAACTATTTAGCTTCTAATTTAACCCCTGATTATAGTCCATTTGGTTATATGAGAGGGCCTTTAGTACAATTAACTATGGGTGGTTATTTATATGAGCAAGTAGGATTTATTTCGTCTTTAACTTATGACATTCCTAACGATACAACATGGGAAATTGGTATAGATGATAGAGGAAATAGTGATAGCACTGTAAAAGAATTACCCCATAGAATTAATGTTAGTTCATTCCAGTTTACCCCGATTTACGATTTTAGACCAGGTAAACAAGGTCTTGATTTTAATGATCAAGGACTTATAACTCGTTATGGTAACGAACGTTATATAGCCTTAGCTGCTGGTGATGGTGCTGATGATAATAATTATGATTCATGAATAGATACCAAAACATACCTATTATAAAATCAGTTACTGGAAAACAGATATACGCTACATCTCGTTATCCTGAAATTCCCTTATCTGAAAATGATATATATGTTTATACTAGTCAAGGTGATAGATATGATCTTTTAGCTTTAAATTATTATGGAGATTCTTCTTTATGGTGGATAATAGCATCAGCAAATCCTAATATTGATTTAATGACTTTAGTAATCCCTGAAGGAGTACAAATTCGAATCCCTGGTAACTTTTCTCAAGTTGTTAGTGAATTTAGCCTTATTAACCAATTAAGATTATGAACATAGTAGGTGAAGGTATTAATCCAACTATATCTGAACAAATTAAGGTAAGACAAAAAATCTATGGTTCTATTAATAGAAGTATAGATCAATTAGAATATCTTAATTCAAGAACAGCTTTTGCTAAACTTATTTCATCAGTAAACGTAACTGATACATTTAATCCCAAAGATACTGAATTATATAAAATTAAAGAACAGATTAGAGGAAACAATTTAGCAAAACAATTTGTACTTTTTAATGGTACCCAAAATGCAAATTTAAATTCTGGTAGAGCAGGGATTGCTAGAGATGGTTCTGTAATTAATAATAATGCCTATGGTTTAGGAGGTTCAGAATTTGGCATCCGTCCCATGCCTGGTATTGTTTCAGCTACAACTAAAACTGAAAACCGTGGTTCATTAAGAACTACTACAATTCAAATTAAAGCTTGGAATAGAACTCAATTTGAAATTGTTGATTTATTATATTTACGTTTAGGATATAGTGTTTTATTTGAATTTGGTAACACTATATATTTTGAAAATAATGGTAGATTTATTAAACGTAAGCCTATATCATTAGAAGATACATTTTTAGCAGGAAAATATACTGTTTCAACTCTTTTAAAAAGAATTCAAGAACTTCGCATAGAATCTAATGGTAACTATGATGCTGTTTTTGGAAAAATAGTAAATTTTTCTTGGGAATTTGTAGAAGATGGTTCTTATGACATTACTGTAATTATTAGAAGTATAGGTGACGTTATAGAATCTTTAAAAACTAACGTATTAGTTGATGATGCTAGAATAAAACCTAAATCTAATGAAGAAGCTGAAGAAGAAGCTGATACTGCTGAAGAAACCCAAGAAGTCCCTACTATAGAATCATATGCTGACAAACATCAAATAGGTAAATTATTATTTAATGCTAAAAATGCTTTAGCTATTTCCCCTAATAGTGTAGGAGGGTGTAGAGCTATTTATTCTAATTTATTTAAAAAAATTCCTCAAGTTAAAGGTAAAAAGCATTTTCTTCAACAAGATTATACAGGGGGAGAATCTCAATATTATATTAGACTAGGTTCACTTTTAGCTTTTATAGAAAATATTGTTGTTCCCAAATATCAAAAGGGTTCTAACAAAGGAGAACCAATTCTTAATTTCGATTATGCTGAAGCTACTCAAGTAACCCTCCCATCAGGAGTTACAACTGAAGTTTACTCAGATAAAAATTATATTTACACGGTTCCAAATCAAATCAGCATGGATCCTAGAGTATGCTTAATTAATACTTCTATAACTTCAGGAGCAGGTAATCAATATTTATACGCTTCAGAAGGAGAACCATACGTAGAAGAAATTTCTGGATATAAAGTAGGTAAAGTAATGAATATATACGTTAATTTTATGTATATTATTACTACTATGGATGCTAATCTAGATGAAAATAATAAAGTTTCTCTAGTAAGCTTTCTTAAAGCTATGTTAAGTGGTATAAGTAATGCTCTAGGTTCTATAAATACTTTAGAACCCTTTATAGATGAAATTACTAACACTGTAAAAATTATAGATCAATCTACTCTTCCAGGAAAATATGAAATACTAGGAGCTTTAGAAAGAACAAAACCTGATGATACTACTATTTTAAACTTATATGGTTATTATAATAGACTTGGAGAAGGTAATAGTGCAGGATTTGTAAGAAATTTTGGTATCAAAACTGAAATTACACCAAACTTAGCAACTATGTTATCTATTGGTGCTCAAGCCGCAGGTTCTGTAGTAGGGGAAGATGCTACTGGTCTTTCTAAGTTAAATGAAGGACTTGAAGATCGAGTAAAAAATGATGTAGTAGATGCTATAATTAAAACTACTGAACCTAAAAAAAGTAAAGAACAAGAATTACGTGAAAAATTTCCTAGTGCTAATAAAAACTTTGCAGAAGCAGCTTTTCAATTAGGTTCTCTTAATGGTTCAACTCCTACTTGGGATGAAGGCAGAATTAATTCATATTCTCAACTTCAATCAGACTTTTTAGCTTATTTAAATGCTAAACAAGCTATTAAAAATAATAAATCATCTTCTTCTACTGGTTTTATTCCTATTAATCTAAATTTAACTTTAGATGGACTTTCAGGATTAAAAATCTATAATGCTTTAAGAGTAGATACTTCTTATTTACCTTCGAATTATCCTACTTCTATGGATTTTATTATTACAGGTTTAAATCATACTATTCAAAATAATGTATGGACTACTGAAATAAATACTAATATGGTGCCACGTGATCCTAGTCAAGCTGCTGGAGATACTTATCAAAGCAGACCAACTTCTAATCAAGGTTCAACCCAACCCCCAAGAGGAGCATCACGAGGAACAGCATGTAGCACAGCTTACCCAGAACTACCATTTACAGATCCTAGACCAGGTTCTGACTTATTACCTTTTAGCACAGCTGCTAGATATTTAAATCAAAAATATGGTAGTAGTTTAGGTAAAGCTGTATTCGCAGTATTATTTGCTGAAGCTTCTAAAAGTGGTAATAATTTTAGATCAGCAGGAGGATATAATTACGCAGGAGTTCAAACTGATAATGCTAAGTGGGGGGCTGCCGGGATTGTAGGCCAATACTGTAGAGTAGATAGTGGGGGTGTTGCTCGTGCTTTTGCTATATTTGAAAGTAATGAATCTTTTCTTGATTTTATGGCTAATAGAATAAAAGCTAAAGGATTTGATGGTAATAATGGAGATAAATGGGTTACTACCTATATTTTAAACTGGTGGTCCCCTAAAGATAAAAAAATCTACGCTCAAAGAGACAATGAAAAATACAAATCTAAATTATCTATATACAACTCAGCAATTAAAAGATATAACGACAGTATAGCATAATGTATTATCCTAAATCTCAAATAAAAACTAATCTTTTTAGCAATAATAATTTTGCTATACTCGCTACTGGGGAATTATACACAGGCCCCTATTGGCAAAACTCCCTAGGAAAATACTATACAGGTACTACCCCCCAAGACACTCCTACCCAAGAACTAACCCCATCAACTTCAGGCCCTGGTAATCCTTCAAATAATTCAAATGTTATAAGTGAAGATCCTTTATTATATAATGAATTTTTAACTACTAGTGATGATGTTGTAGTTTATAATAGTATAACAGGAAACCCTGATGTTGTTTTTAATTTAATACCTCCATATTATTCCCCTAAACTTACTCAACAAGATTATCAAATTGGAGAATTTAGAAGATATTTTTGTAAAAAAGAAAACGAAATTATTTATATTGAAATAAGTAAAGCTACTTATGACTTGATACTTGTAAAATCTCCTGATATATTATGGCAATTATATTTCCCATTTAACTTACCTTGGCAAATAACAGGAGATAAAGAACAAGTAGCTCGTACTAATAAAAATATAGTAGATTTAACTTCTGTAAGACTTCAATTACCTAAATTTGGAGATTACCTAAATAATAATTATCTTAAGTACTACAGATAAAGATGTACTTAAGTGTTTTGGTTAATAGAAAATAAGAGTCAATTAGACGAGTTTTGCTAC